TATGATTGAGAGTGCCCAGTATGAGAAAGAGGGTATCTTAGACCCTAACCTACAGAGAGAGCGGTGGAGAAGTGGACTTTGGTAAGATTGCTATTATCCTTTCACAGATTAATACAGACGCATTAGAGTTAGAAAATGTAGAGTATCTACCTTCAGAGTTTTGGGTAGACTTTGAGGACGGGCTAGGTCTTGCAGACTTTGTTGCTGGTAGTTGGGCAGAGCCTACAGACATGGGCAAGTCACAGTTAGAATTGGTTTGGCGTACTCTTTGTGACATTAGAGAGATTGACCCTGAGACAATGTATGACTCACCTGCTGACTTTTTCAAGGCACAGGTATGACAGACTTTGCAACCCAGTGTGTAATCCTGGGGGAGTTATATGAAGGCTATAAAGAAGAAAAAGATTTCAGGGCATTCATAGAGTTTAACGATCTTGGTTTACCATTAGCATATCTAACTGCCCAGGGATTAGTTGTAGAGGTTTCAGATGATGGACGCAGATACATTGCTGATACATTTGAAATGTTTCTTAAGTCTATTAAACTAACTGAAGATGACATTATTGAAGGCATGACCCTTGATGAGGTTTTAGAAATGGCTGCTGCCGAAGACTGAGATTTTTCGACAAACCTTTCAACCATCAAACCTTATTACGAATCGAAGATATTTTTCCCAGGATTCTAGACATTACGAACGATCTAAAAATTTTGCAGGATTCTAGCATATCAAACCTTACATGTCAAACCTTTATATATCAAACCTCTATATCCAAAAGCCAGAATGTATGGTTTGTTATTCCTATAGGGGTATTACGAACTCTCTTATTTATCCCCCGCCCTGCAATGATTCATAATACTATCAGACATTCTGCAGCGGGGGATCAGAAGATATACCAAACCCCACAGTATAAAAGACATTACGAAGGACATATATTTTTCCCTGGATTCTAGAATATTATCAAACCTTTATAGATTTTTATGTAAGGTTTTCTACATTTTTCTCACATTTTCCACAGGTTTTATATAGGGTTTTGTTATCAAATTGTTATCAAATATACTTGACAATATAGAGGTTTGGGAGTATAATCCAGGCAAAGGTTTGATATGTAAGGTTTGGGGATGTGAGGTTTGGCCGCTGTGACATTACGAGCCCCCTCTTATAAATGCTCAATAACCCACTATCCTCCACTTTCCTCCACTCTAAGATAAATCTAAAAAATATCAGTAACATTTAATTGTGGATAAACCTGTGGATAACTAACATTTTCACGGTATTGACATGTGGATAACTGTGTGATATCCTTGATGTATGACCTGTACAAAGTATGGCTGTGACTATGAACTAGACCTTGATGGTCAGGTAACATGTACTGTTTGTGGGGCTATGGATGATGATAGCCAACCAGTAAACCTTGAGGAAGACTTTAAATGAAACCTTTTCTAATCATTATGCTAGGCATATTCCTATTCTTAAACTACATGGCCTATCTTCAACAAATCCGTATGTCTGGATAAACCAGTCAAACCTCTTTAATCGCCTTATTAACCATACGGATCAACATTCTCCTGGTTACTTTACTTGCATCAAATGTCTCCGTATATCCCCCATGAGGCATTTGCTCTTTAGTTAGATAGTATCCGTATCTATCCCTTAGTGTTCTTAGTACTATAGTTTCTACTTCTTTTGCCTTATACCGTTCAAAAAAATGCCAATACTTAATTAAGATCCAACCATGCTGTCTGTGGCTTGCAAACCTTTTACCTGAGATATCTGATATGCCTATCTTAATAGCCCTGTGTGTTGGACTGTATAATAAATATAAGACTGCTTGCTCCATGCATACATTATAGGCTATACTAAGGCTATGCCATCCAAAAAGGAAAAACAGGATTTGCAACAACAATATTTTCAGAAAGTAAGATTAAATAATAAAGAACTCTGGAGCCTATGTTATATATGTTCTAAACCCAGACATTGCTTTGATACTGTAGAGAATATCCCTATGCCTGTGTGTAAGGAACACTGTTGATATACCGTTTCAAATTTGCTATAATAATAACATGACGTATGTAATTACAGAAGCATGCATGGATGTGATGGATAAGTCCTGTATTGAGGAATGTCCAGTAGACTGTATTAAAGTTGGTAAAAATATGCTTTATATTGATCCAAATGATTGCGTTGACTGTGGTGCTTGCGAGCCTGTGTGTCCCGTTGAAGCCATCTATTACGAAGATGATGTCCCTGCTAACCTTGAGCATTATAAGGATATTAATAAAAACTTCTTTGCTTGACATGCCGTTCAAAAATTGATAGACTTAGTGTATGGATACAAAGGTTTGTCGTAAATGTCTTATAGAGTCTTCTGTAGACAATTTCTACAAGAACTCTGCAAAGTGCAAGCCCTGTGCCAAAGAGTATGCTAAGGCTTGGGCAAAGGCTAATCCAGAGAAGTATAAGATTCAATGGCAAAAGAAAAATAAAAGTCGTTGGGTACAACAAAAGCAAGATCAAGCCTATATGCTTAAAAAGGCTATCTATCGTCAAGAAAATAGTGCAAGGCGTGTGGCTACGGCTAAGGCTTGGAATCAAGCAAACCGTGAAAGATTTACCCTTCATGTAGCAAACTCTCATATTAAACGTAGGATAGCCAAAGATGCTAGAACCTATAAAATATTAGATAAAGAATACAAAAGGCTATATAACTCTCCCTGTGCTTTTTGCGGTGCCACAGAAAAGATTACGATGGATCATATTATTCCCATATCTAGGTCGGGAAACCACTCAATTGGAAATCTACAGCCTCTCTGTAGGAGATGTAATTCAAGTAAAAAGAGTAGGCTTGTCTCAGAGTATAAATACTATTTGAGCAAGTTGAAGTCTGTTAACCAAGGGTGAGTCGTTAGACTCAGGGGAAGGTTTGCTACTCTATTTTGCGCCGAACTTGACAAACTATCCGCCGAACTGTATAATGGAATTATGACAAGCCAAGAAATTTCCGAACTACTAAACAAAGAATCCTATCGCATTTGGGACACTACTAAGGTTATTAAAAATCAGGACTATCATGATGGTCTGGTCCGTGGTCTAAAAATGGCTGCTATTTTAGTTGGTAAACTATGAGCCTAGATGATATGTTATTGCGAGAAGAAATTGCAAGGGCTATTGAAGCAATACCTCTTGGTGAAGAAAATGCTCAACTAAATGCAGTTGGTATGCGTATGCTTGCTGCAAAGGTTGCAAGAGGACAAAGCAACTACATAACAAGCATGTTTGAAAACCAGTTAGATTTTGAGTAAATAAAATGTGGTCATGGATATTAGCAGTTATTGGTGTAACAGGCATCTTCTTTGTTGGTCGTAAAACCATATGGGGATGGTTTGTCTTACTATTTAATGAATGTCTTTGGATAGCCTATGCTATTCATACAGATCAATATGGTTTTATTTTTAGTGCCCTTGCATATGCAGCAGTCTACATTAAATCTTATCTGCATTGGAAGAGAGAAGAATGAAACCTCAAGAATGTCTAAAGTGTGAGATGAGCCTTAAAGATCCACTATTTTGGGAACTTCATCAAACCATGACAGATAACAGGATTTGGTGTGCATATGCTAAAAAACCTTGAAATACCTGATCCATTTCAAACTTTTATATCAAAGAAATATGCCAACGCTAAGGGCTATGTCCATGACTGGTTTACTGGAGAATGGTCTTATAAATGTTTAACTTGTAAGGATGATCTTTCTGCTCCATCCCGCAAAATATTGACAAAGATTAGATTATTTCACACACGCAATGAATGTCTTGGTGGATACTAGTGACAAGGCAAGAGATGGAAGCAAAGATAGAATCATTAAAGACTCCTAAAGGTGGATGGACTAAGGCTTCCCTTGCATCTCTTGGAGTGAGTTGGCCTCCTCCTTCTGGATGGAAAGCAAAACTTTTAGATGATACAGAGTGTGAGCACACATGGTATATGCGTGAACTAGGTATACAATGTACTAAGTGTCTAGTTATATGGGAGAGCGATGAAAGAGCCTAAGATAACTCAAATGGACTGGCGTAGCCTTGGTTATTGGCCTGTATGGAAAAATGGAAAGAAAGTCTGGGTACCTAAAGATGATAAATCATTCCACAAAGATACAAAGAACTAAGACCCTTCCCCTTAGATGGATAGGTAATATATCTGGTGAGTTTGCAGGTAATCATATAGTTAAGTGTGTCAATATGGACGAAGATCAAGAATTAGGATGGCGTTATAAATACCACGCTTTTATGTGGAAATATCTTAACAAGCCTTACGAATGGTGGGGAACATATTATATGTTAGACATGGCTGCCTGGAAAGAAGAATTAGATCAAACAAGGATAGCCATGGCAGATGAAGGCTGGGATGACTATGATACTTTTGGTAAAGCCTATTGGGAAAAGGAAGAGGAATGAGAGAATCAAAAAAGTTTGAAGAATTAGAAAAACCTATTAGTCTTACGGTTAAGACTAAGTGTCCAGAAAAATATTTTCTTGTAGATAGAGAAACTGGTGATATATTTATTGGCAGCATTATGGGACATTGGGACAGATTTGAATCAGTTACTAAAAATTTCTGATAGAATAGACATGTTAGGATAAGTATGTTTTGTAACTATTGTGGTAACAGATTAGAGTACGGCGATTGTAATTATTGTAATGATAATAATAATGCCCTTAGAGAATTTGAGGAAGAAGATGATTAATATTTTATTTTTGATCCCTGCATTTATTGTTGGGTATGTAGCATGTTATTTTGTTATGACATATAAAGTTAACTAATAAAAAGATGGGTAAAAATAAAATTGCCTAATAATAACGTAACACTCAGTTGGTGCGATAATGGATTGGTCCATGGTCAGTTTGCTGCATCTATTTCTGATCTAATAATATCAAAAGACATACCAATAACGTCAGTAATGCAAACTGCTGGAAGTCAAATATCTTTACTAAGACAGTACACTATTACAAAATGGATGAACGAATATGAAGAAGACTGGATATTAATACTTGATTCAGACATAGTTGCCTATCGAGACAAAATAAAAGTATTATGGGATGTCGTACAGTCAACAGATATTAAAATAATTTCTGGATTATACTTTATTAATAAACTTGGAATAATTCAACCTGCACTATTTAATAAAGGTACTGAAAATGAGTTTATGACACCAATTTATCCAATTCCAGAAAATAAATTAATTAAAGTAGACTATGCAGGAATGGGTTGCATATTAATCCATAGAGATATAATAAAACAAATAGTTGATAAGTTAAAAACAAACATATTATTTAGAGAAGACTATATAAATAATCAAATGGTTGGTGAAGACACTTATTTCTTTAAAATGGTAAAGGATGCTGGAATACAGTTATATGCACATACTGGTGCACATGTTGATCACATAAAGACCTATAGGTTAAATATTGGTCACTATAATAATTTAATCAACCAAAGATAGTTATTTTGACAAATAAAAAGTTTTATGGTATTATGGTTATATGATTGAAACAGTAACCCTAGGTTGGATAGATGACGGAGAAGTTGAAGGAAAGTTTGCAGCATCTGTTGTTCATCTTTTAATGCAAAAAAGTTTACCATTATTAAACTTAATACAAATAACAGGTAAAAATAATGCAACAGATAAAAATTCTTTAATTAATAGGTGGATTGAAACCTGCACGGATGAATGGCTATTAATGGTAGAGCCAAATGCTGTTATTTACCCACAGAGTATAGAAATAATGTGGAAGTCGGCAAAAGAAAAAAACATGAAGGTTATTTCTGGACTATTCTTAGGAATATATGAACAAACAATATTGGTTCCAACTGTATATAATCTTAATGATGATGGAACATACTCAATGCCAGATATTGCTAAAAATACTGAAAACAAAGTAGATGCTTTTGATTTTGGATGTTTCTTAATTCATAGAGATGCAATTTTAAAAATCATGAATACAGAAAAAACCAAAACATTTTTTAAAGATGAATATTTAAATGATATTTATATGGGTCATACTTTTTCATTTTTTAGATTACTAAAAAAAATAAATGTTCAGCCATATGTACATTCTGGTGTATTTTTAGATAGAATAAAAAAAATAATGATACATTCAGGCCAGCAAGACATTATAAATATTAAAAATATTTTTTAGGAGTAGACATGTCTCAAATTATAAACTTTAAGGCTAAAGATAAATTTGGCTTTGATACACAACTAAAGCCACACCCAGCATCTAAGTCAATTCCAGATTGGTATAAAAATGCACCCATTTATGAGCCAGCACCAAACAACCTTGATGGTAAAAAACTATCAATATTTAATGGAACATTAAACCACTCTTTTAAAAAATGCACACCAATGCTAGAGCCATTAACATTTGGATATATAATTCCATTGTGGGCTGATGTTCTTGTTAGCCTTAAAGATGGCAGTCCTGAAATATCTTGGATGACTGAAACACAAATATTTAGCCCACATGGAGACACATCAAAAAGAGTTGAACATCCACCTGGATATACAAATCTTGTAGTAAAGTATGTGTCAACATGGATGGCACAAACACCTGCTGGATATTCCTGTTTGATCACTAGTCCTTTTGGGTATAGAAATTTGCCATTTATGCAAATACCATCAATTATTGATACAGATAAGTCCGTTATGGAAGGATCTTTTCCTATGTGGATTAAGGCAGGCTTTGAAGGAATTGTTGAAAAGGGAACACCCCTAGTTCAAGTCATTCCCTTTAAAAGAAATGACTGGAAGTCTACATTTGATTATTATGAAGATGGAGAACATAGAACATTAATTGAAAAAACTTTTAAGACAACAATGTTAAATCATTACACAAAAAATATTTGGTCTAAAAAAGATTTTAAATAATGTTAATAAACTTTCAATCAGAATCCAAGAAGTCAGGAGATGCTTTTGAAGAACTTGTATACGCAGATTTGGTTAGTAGGGGTTTTGGTCCTATTGATAGAAATTATTGCTTTGAGAATGTTGGTTGTGAAGTAGACTTTCGTGCACACTCTAAAACAACCCTTGAGTATGTTGAGGCAAAGGGTGGCCTCTCTGGTGAAGGTAAAAGACCAGGAGCACAAAGAACTGACAATGTTAAAAAAGCAATTGCTAACGGGGCATTAATAAAAACTTCTAATGATTTGTATTATGTTGTTTATTTTTCTGCCAAACCAGAACCAGGAAGTTATTCTGATAGCATGATTAAGACTGCATTAAAACATAACATTATTAATGAAGTTAGATATATAATTGATGAAACAAATATCATAAAAAATGATTATTTTCAGAATGCTTTACATTTAGACATAGATGATGTACAACATATACAGGAGATATAAATGTTTACTAAAAAAAATAAAATTGTTTTTAAGGCTCAAGATAAACATGTTATGGAAGTAAGGACTAAGCCAGTTCCTGCTACGCAGTTAGTTCCACAATGGTGGAAAGATTTACCGCCATATTTTGGAAATAATGGAAAATTTCAATTAACTGATCAAGGTCCAAACACTACAGTTAAAAAATGCGCCCCATCATTAGATGCAATAACTTCTGGCTATATAGTTACCCTGTGGGCAGATATACAAGTTGAAACAAATAGTTTTGAAATTCCTACAGCAAAGTGGAATACTCAAAAACCAGTGTTTAGTATTTGGACTCAAGAACAAAGTAGTGGTTTTGAAATTGATGAAAGTTACAACCCTCTGGTATTTAAATACCTACACGGATGGACAATTAAAACTCCACCTGGATATTCTTGTTTAATTACTCATCCTATAGGATATCAAAATTTACCATTCAAGGCAATTAGCGGTGTTGTTGATACTGATAAATTAAATACTGATATAAATACCCCAATTGTATTCAAAAAAGGATTTAATGGAGTAATTGAAAAAGGTACCCCAATGTTTCAAGTTATTCCTATAAAAAGAGAAAATTGGGAATCTGAGTTTGAATTACAAGAAGAACAAGAATTGTTTTTTAATCAAGAAAAAATAGCATCTACATATATTAGTTCATATGCAAGAAATTTAAGAGAAAAGAAAAATTATAAATAAAAATAATGTTGACATATTTAAACACTTCTGAGATACCTAGAAGGTTAAAAGACTAAGCACCAGTAGCCAAGTTGGTTAAGGCACCGAACTCATAATTCGGCTATCGTAGGTTCAAGTCCTACCTGGTGTACTAAACATCTGTAACTCAGTTGGTTAGAGTACCTGCCTTATATGCAGAGAGCCGAAGGTTCAAGTCCTTCCAGATGTACTAAATCCCTGTAACTCAGCGGAAGAGTGACACCCTTCTAAGGTGTAGGCCGTAGGTTCAAATCCTACCAGGGATGCTATAATAGATTAAAACAAAGGGGTAGTCTTGGCTAATATAGTTTTTCTTGGTAACTTTGAAGTGTCTTATAGTAGTGAGAATCATCATGCTAGTAGTCTAGAGTCTTTAGGCCATACCGTGACAAAATTGCAAGAGCGTAAGGCTAAGACACAGACCATCCTAGAAAAAGCATTAGAGTCTGATCTGTTTATTTGGGTGCATACACATGGCTGGGAAACTGGCGGAAACATCTCAATGGATGACGTTCTTAATAAACTTAACTCGGCTGGTGTTCCCACTATGACATATCATCTAGACTTATGGTTTGGCCTTGATAGACAAAATGATCTTAAGCATGATAGTTTCTATAGAACTATTGGACACTTCTTTACTGTAGATAAACTTATGGCTGATTGGTTTGATCACAATACCGCAGTAAAAGGCCACTTCATGCCTGCAGGGGTATACGATAAGGAATGCTACATCCACCCAGACTATGACACACAAAACTTTGAGTACGATGTTATTTTTGTTGGCAGCAAGAGATACCACCATGAACATAAATATCGTCCAGAATTAATTGACTTCTTAAGAAAGACATACGGAAAGAGATTCTTACATGTAGGTGGAGATGGAGATACTGGAACTATTCGTGGAGATGCACTAAACCGTATTTATGCAAAGAGTAAGATTGCAGTTGGAGATAGTCTTAACATAGGATTTGATTATCCTTACTACACTAGTGATAGATTGTTTGAGTCTACTGGTCGTGGTGGATTTACTATTTACCCAGAAATCAAAGGCTTAGATGAATACTTTATGCCTGACGAAGTTGTATTCTACAAACATGGAAACTTTAATAACTTGAAAGATAAGATAGATCAGTATCTTGAAAATTCTTTGGTACGAGAAAGAATCAGAGTCAATGGTCATAACCGTACAAAGAAAGAACATACCTATGTTCATAGGTGGACTGCAATACTTGATGAGTTGGGAATAAAATGAATATATTAATAACAGGTGTTGCTGGACTACTTGGAAGCAATCTGGCAAAAAGTTTATCTCATCATAATATAACTGGTGTTGATAGTCTAATCGGTGGATATATAGATAACATTCCTTCAGAAATTAATTGGCTTAATAAAGACTGTAATGATTTAACTAAGGAAGATTTTAAAGACATTGAAGTTGTTATCCATGCAGCATGTACTGCTCATGAAGGACTTTCTGTTTTTTCTCCTAAGTTCATTACTGACAACACATACGGAAACTCTATGAATGTTTTGAGTTGTGCAATTCAGGCTGGTGTTAAAAAGTTTATATTTACCTCTAGTATGGCAAGATATGGCAACCAAGACACGCTTCCTTTTACAGAAAATATGATACCAAAACCAGAAGACCCTTATGGTATTGCAAAAAATGCTTTTGAGTTAACATTAAAAAATCTTTCAAAAACTCACGGTATTGAATTTGTTATTTTTGTGCCACACAACGTTGTTGGTATTGGACAAAACTATACGGATCCTTTTAGAAATGTTGCTGGGATTATGATTAACCGCATGTTACAAAACAGACAACCAATAATCTATGGTGATGGAAACCAAAAAAGGTGTTTCTCTGACATAAGAGATATTATAGATCCATTTCATAAGGTTATTTTTTCTGATGTTGCTAACGGAGAAGTAATTAATATTGGTCCTGATGACAACTTTATAACTATTAATCATTTAGCAGAAGAAATTGCATCAATTCTTGATTTTGATTTAAACCCAATATATTTAGATTCTCGCCCATCTGAAGTTAGGTTAGCGCATTGCTCTGCAGATAAAGCAAGGAAACTACTTAACTATGAAACACGTTATGAATTAAAAGAAATCTTATCAAATATGATAGATTGGGTTAAAATAAGAGGAACTGGACCGTTTAATTATAATTTACCAGTTGAAATCCAAAGTCATTTAACCCCAAAAACTTGGGTCAATCAAGATTTATTTAATAAATAGGAGAAATAAAAATGACAGAAATGAGAACAGTAATAGTTAATGGTGAGTTTGAAATTACTTTGCCAGATCATCGTGCTGCTCGCCCTGAATGGTACGAACCTAAAGGTTGGGAAAAACCAAGACTAAGACACATGTCGGAAAATATTTCTTCTGGAGATGTTATGTATTATGTTGGTGCAGAAGAAGGCGAGTTTGCTGCACTATGCCAAATGTGGGGTGCGGAAGTAGTTGTATTTGAACCAAACCCTAAAGTCTGGTCACACTTTCCATTGCTTTGGAGTGCAAACAATTTAGATCTTCCAATGGTTTGTATTCCTGGATTTGCATCTGATAAGATAAACAATCTTTCAAGAATATATTATAATGAATGGCCACCAGAAGTTAACAACGTAATTGAAGCAGCCCACGGATTTAAAGAACTATACCTTGAAGGAGAATCCTATGGTCAGATTACTATAGATTCTTGTGTATATGATCACGGAATTAAGCCACCTACCGCCATTTCATTGGACGTAGAGGGCAGTGAGTGGAGGGTCCTAGGAGGGGCTGAGAAGGTCCTTAGAGAGCACAAACCAAAGATTTGGCTATCTGGACACCCTGAGTTTATGTTACAGCAATGGAATGAATCTTTATATAATCTTAGACAATGGATTAAGGGATTAGGTTATACTGAAATAATTTTAGACTATCAGCATGAGGTTCACTTATACTATGAATCAATCTAAAATTTTTTGGGATAACGCTGCTAAAGATCCAGATGTAAGGTATAAATATATTGCAGATGAGTGGGCATCTACTGAAACATTTTTAAATCTTATAGAAAATAATAATGATAATTGGAATAATGTTTTAGAAATTGGATGTGGGATAGGGAGACTGTTAGTTCCTTTAGCAGACAAGTATGATGAATGTAATTTTTACGGATTAGATATCTCTGATGAAATGATAAACCTTGCACCTAAGAGAGATAATATAAAGTATCAAGAAGTTGGAAACAATCTTGACTTAGTATATTCAATGTTGGTCTTTCAACATATTGAGCAACAAGAAAAGACTAACTATATAAAACTTGCATACGATAAGTTAAAAGATGAAGGTACTTTGTTTTTTCAGTTTGTTGTTGGAAAAGAAAACTCCCCATACTCTTATCAAACATCAATGCTTGAAATTGAAAACATATTAAAAGATACTGGGTTTAAGAACCTAATTTTTACAGATCACATGCACCCTCAATGGATGTTTGTTCAGGGTACTAAATGATTAAGGCATACCTTTATTCTCATGATGGACAAGACTATGCAAATGACAAATGGGATTATGGATTATTAAAAGAAATATTTGATAAACATGAAGTAGATCAGGTAAGGGTTACAGAGATTCCCAAGTCAGATAAAGCCTTTGTTGTAATCCCTGGACCACAAACTGCTGGAAATGAGGATAGACTATCTAAGGAATTAAGTAAAATCTCTAGAGTTGTTTTATTTATTAATGGAGATGAGAATGCTAGGTTTGATGTAGATAAAATTAATCATCCAAATATTGAGATATGGATTCAATACCCTCATAAAAAACATGCAGCATATAATAAAATGCCAATTGGTGTTCCACAGCACTTAAGTGATAATTCTCCAGAATACAAAGAAAAAGAATACGATGTTTACTTTGGTGGACAGATTACTCACCAAAGAAGGATAGAGTTATCTCATGTTATGCCAACCCTAAAGAATTCTTTATATGGACCAACTGCAGGCTTTTCACAAGGAGATAAGCCAAAAGACTACTATGCCAAACTTGCAAGTGCAAAGATTGCACCATGTCCATCTGGTGCAGCAGTAATAGATACATTTAGATTTTTTGAGTCAATAGAGTTATTAACGTTGCCAGTAGCAGATACAATAAATCCAAAAGGAATACAGACAGATTTTTATAAAAACATGTTTGGAGTTAATGTTCCATTTAACTATGTATCAAATTGGAATGAACTTAATAGATTAGTTCCAAAACTATTAGATCAGTATCCAAATAATATGCACCAAGTAGTATGTTGGTGGATCAAACAAAAAAGAGATCTAGGAATTAAGATTATGAGGCAAATAAATGCATAAAAGAGATGTAACTATTATTCTTGCAACATCAATAATTCCAGGGCACCCAAATACAGACATGATAGATGAAACTATTAAATCTATTAGGCATCATTTTCCTAATAATGAAATAATAATGCAGATTGATGGATTAAGATCAGAGCAGATGCATCGCAAACAAGATTATGATGAATACAAAAATAGAATTTTATGGAAGTGTCTTCACGAATATAAAAATGTTTTGCCAATTATATTTAATAAGCATAGCCATCAAAGCACAATGTTAAAACAGACTATCAATCTTATAAATACACCTTGCCTTCTTTATGTTGAAGGAGATGCTCCACTTACCCCCGATGTTGAAATTGATTGGGACAAGTGTTTAGATATGATTGAGTATGGCAAAGCAAATACAATTAGGTTTCATTTTGAGTCATCAATACCTGAACCCCATAATCATTTGATGTTTGGATTAGAGAATGGGTTTATGAAAACATCTCAATGGAGCCAAAGGCCACATTTATCAACTGTTAAATACTATAAAGAAGTTATACTTTCAGGTATAGAAGACTTTGTTTTTATTGAAGATACTACGCATGGAAGAATTCAAGATGATATCTCTCCATATGAAGTATTTTCTGAAGATGGATGGAATAAGCATAAGTTATGGATATATCATCCAGAAGGAAGTATAAAAAGATCATATCACTTGGATGGTCGTCAAGGTACAAGAAAGTATACTAGCGATGATCTAACTTGGGGGTATTCTGAGTGAGAGTTGGAATAATTGCAAGATGTGATGATACTGGTCTTGGTAATCAAACTAGGGAATTAGTAAATATGCTAAACCCTGACAAGATTATGCTTATTAATTCAAGGTTCTTTAATCAAAATAAACAACATTTTGACTGGTATGATGGATATAATTATACTGCTACACTAAAAGGTTTTCCAACAAGTGCTGAAATATCAAATTTTATTACAGGCGTTGACGTAGTAATTAGTTGTGAAACATTCTATAGTCCAAGATTTATTGATATAGCAAGATCTCGTGGAGTTAAAACAATGCTTCAATATAACTATGAGTTCTTTGGAAACCTTGTACATACAGAGTGGTCACTTCCAGACGTACTCGTTGCACCTAGCCTATGGAATATGGATAAGATAGTTGAACAATTTGGGGATAGGTGTAAGGTTGTTTATTTGCCTCCACCAACAAACCACAAAAACTTTAAGAATGCAAAAGAAAACAATATGTCAAAGAACCATAATCGCATACTACATATTGGTGGTAAGGCTGCAGTTAAAGATAGAAATGGTACTAACTCTGTAATAGAAATGCTTAACTATTCTGAAGGAAATTACGAAGTTGTAATTAAAACTCAAACTGATTTAAATATTAAATATAAAAATGAAAGACTAACTATCCAGACTAATACAACAAAAGAACCAGAAGATCTATACTCTGGCTATGATGCAATGGTATTGCCTAGAAGGTATGCTGGATTGTGTCTACCTATGAATGAGGCTCTTCTTAGTGGGCTACCTGTTTTCATGCCCCGCATTTCTCCAAATAATGCTATCCTCCCTGACAAGTGGACGGTAGAAGCAAATAAGATTGATGAGTTTAAGGCTAAGGCTATTATTGATGTATATGATATTGATGCAAAAACCCTTGCAAAAACAATTGATGAATACATGGAAAAGAAAGATAGTTTAATTAAACAAGAAGCATTTGATATTGGATTTGTTAATTTTTCAACAGAGTCATTAAGAGATAAATACATAAACTTAATTAACTCGTAAAACAAAAAAGCCAGCCTATCTCTAGACTGGCAATCCTGTAAGTAACTATTACTTCTTTGGCGCTGCTTTCTTAGCAACAGCCTTTTTTGCAGCCTTCTTTACAGGTGCCTTAGCAGCCTTCAGAGCCGTCTCTACAGCCTTAGCATCTGGCAAGATACCAAAAGCCTTGTCTGCTGGATTGATTGCTCTAATTGCAACTGGTGCAATTGCTGCTACAAGTGCAGTCCATAGATCCTTTGGATCTGTTACTCCTGCCATATATAGTGCAAGGCCTGATGCAAGGACTGAGCGTCCGTATGATGCAAGTAGTGCCTTTAGTTGTTCTGTGTTCATTTTTCCTCCTAGGATAGAACTTTTATTAGTATAGCATATCCAGCCCATAGCCCTACAATTCCTGCGACTCCCGCAAAAACTGGTGGTGCTGGAACTGGCAATTTGAATGCAGCAAATACTACACCACATCCAAAACCTGTTAGCGTTGATAACAATATATCTCTCATAGATAATCCTTTTTTTCCCAATGTAGTTTTTTATAACCATCTTTAAAGAATCTTCTAACCCCATACTCTAAAGATTTTTGTTCTTCTTCATTATATTCTTTTTTAAATGAATTCCATTTTTCTCTTTTAATAAATATCATCTGATATATTGGAGTTCCTGCGGGTATTATTCCTTGAAATCCCTTTTTAATTAAAAATGGTACTGGTCCAGTAAGTGACCAATTATCTGTATCAATTATTGCATTCATTGTCATAAATGGCAAATCAAATCTATTTGCTGGATGATAATATAAGGTGCTGTATCCTTTTGGTGTTTTAGGTTCCCAAAAACTATTCCAGTGTTGCTCATTGCTATAGTATCCATCAAAATTTGGAAGTGAGTTTCTAGATCTAGTTTCTTCCATTCTTGTAGACATTGGCTTAAATGGGCCAGACCAGTTGTATGTGATTATATCTTGTTGGGTTTCCTCATCAAATCCGTGATTTTTAATTTCTAAATCACACGCTAACTCTTGTGTATAACCTGAAGTTAATGAATCTAAAAATGGAATACATTTCTTTGCTGTTTCATCCATCTTATTATTATCAAGATCTGATAATGCTGGTGGCATATCTTTAAACCATTGAGGTAAATAGTTTTTGGATGGCTTTGGGTGTGGAACCATAATTTCAGTATTTTTATCTTTTGGAATAAAAAAAACATCTTTATCATTCATTAATTTTTTCATTTTCTTCTGGAAGCAGTGTCTTTAATTCTTTATATGCTTTTGAAATATTCTTCATAGATGGATAGTCTGGCCTTGACATAGACAGAGCATCTCCATATTCGTCAAAGTGTGATATGTCTGCATCAACATCATTAACAAAACTAGTTAATCCTTTTTGCACACTTTCAATATATGAAAAAGCCCAGTCTCGTGAATCAGAAAGAAACTTAATAAAATTTTCTTTATGTATTGAATCATCTGAATCTTCTTTTATTTTTGTAGACTTGGTTATATCAACATATTCTTGAAGCAAAGTTTTTTCAATAAAAAGTTTTGAAAGATCTCTTTTAAGTTTTATAGATTGTTTTAAAACTAATATGTATGAGGCTGCAAAGCAAAGAGACAATGTTGCAAAAACAACCAGAAAAATATCTTTCATATCACCACTCCACATGTTTTAATTATATCCTAATACCGTGGGTTTGTCAAACTATAAAAATCTTTAAAGTTAGTATTAGTAAAGATCTCATATTCTGCAAGGGTTCTAACGTTTCCAGCACCAAATATTCCCTCTTCTTCACCACAAAGAATTCTTTTTTGTTTCTTATATGATATCTCTTCTAATTCTTTCCAGGATAAACCTCTTAAGTTTCTGTCTCCCCAAATTTTATAGTATCCACCACGAGAATAAAAATGATAAACAATATTTTTTGCAGGAGAATAAATATCCCAACCTCTAGTCCAAGCCCTCATAGCAAAACAAATCTCTTCACCAAAGAAACTTAAATCTGGATCATATGGAAGTTCATTAACCATTGCTCCATAAGAAAACATAAAGCCACCAAGAACAGTCTCTGATATTTCTGGATCTTCTTTTGCCCTATTTATAAACTCAAGTCTTTCTGCTGTCCATTGATTCTTTCTATTTAATGCTACCTTTTGTCTAGTTGGATATGATTTTATCTTTGGGTGTTTTTTTATTAAATGCATACCGCCATTACTTTCTGGCTCATATGGGGCAGGGAAATATGAAAGAATAACTGAAGAATGACCAGATATATTCTTAGCCCTTTCTAGTTGATCAATAGATATAGTGTCCCAGTCTTTTGCAAATCTTGTGTGTGAGTCAATTTGAAGAAAGTATTCTTCATTATTGTATAGTTCCATGGCTTTTGCTCTTGCATACCCCGCACCTCTGGCCTCTTTAGAGTGCATAGTTACTAATGACAGGTTTGGAACAAAGTCAAAGTTTGGCATCTCTAATGGTAATCCTTGATAAACAACGCCAAAGTATAAATTTTCTGGATTGCTGGCATTGTTAATAGCACTCTTAATAGTCCACTCAAGTTCTGGATCACGAAAAGATGCTATAGATATAAAGATTGTCATTTAATAGCCTCTCTTGTAACTAACACTATTGCGCCTTCCATCTCTAATGCCTTTTTTGCATTTAAAACATATTGTAATGCCTGTATTTTGTCATCATGAACCATTCTTGCAAATACATATTCATCTAGTTTAATTGTTAAAAAATGTTCATTATCAGTTAATTCTATTTTGAAATCTTTTGGGGGAATTATAGAATGAAAGGCTCTACGCATTTGATCTGTATACATCTATCTATAGTCTTTCTTTACCCAAAAATTATTTTTATAAGATCTTTTAATTGTAGATAAAAATTTTTCTAATTTTATATTAGCATTTTGGTCATATGGTTTAACTTCTCTTGCCCAAGACTCTCTTTTAATAGGGATTATTTGAACTATTGGAGTTCCTTTTTCAATTATTCCAGTAAAATTATCTTTTATAAAAAATGGAAACTGAACATTAAGGTTATATTTGTCAGTATCAACAACTCCATTGACAGAAATAAATGGCAAGTCAAACCTATTCATTGGACTTATAAATAACAAGGAATAGTCTTTAGGAGTTTGTAAAACAAAATCATTATGCCATTTATAAACATATTTAGAGTATCCTTCAGGAGATGGTAAACCTTCCCATTGGTCAATAGAATGCTCCGTTATAATCTTTCTACTTGTCCTCCACATAATATATGGAAGGCCATTGTCTTGTTTTATTACCTCAATATCAGCAGTTAAAAAAACCGTGTATCCAATTGTTAAAGCATCAAAAAATGGAGTACATTTTTTATATGTTGACATTGTTCCTTTTGGATTTTCAGGAAAAAGTTCTGAGTATGCACCAGTCATTGTTGATGGCGACTTTCTGTACCACTCTGGAACAAATTCAGAAGATGGAACAATGTTAATAAAACTTTCAAAAAGTTTGTTATTTGGTATTATTTTAATATTTTTTTTCATTTTATTCCATTGTCAATGCTTGCCAGGTATTAGCCCAGTCTTGTTTAGTTTTATGTTTATTAAACTCTCTAGATATGTTGCCCATTTCAAGAAATACACCACCCCAAACACCATATTCTTTACCAGAAACACCATTAGCAAAACATATATTTGATACTGGGCATCTCTGGCAGATTGAGTCTACAATTGGACGTACTTCTACATCATCTTCATACTTATCAAAGAATATGTTAGTATCAAGCCCAAGACAGGCTGCTTCATCTTTCCACAAATGTTGTTTCATTTACTGACCGTATTTGTTTGGAATGTCCCAACCATTACGATTAAGGTTAAAGGTTTTTTGTAGGTACCACGCATGTTTCACACGAACACCACTTGGTGAAGTTCTGGCAAGGTCTGATCTTTTACGCTCTACAACGTCCCAGCCAATCCATGCAAGTTCTTTGTTTTTTTGAACAATTTTTTCCATTTGTGCCAACGAATTGATTATCATTATATTCTTTCTTTTAGTAACGGAAGATTCCTACTTCTACATTTTTTGATTCTGCAAAAGTTGTTAATTTGGATACTGGCTCTTTTGGTTTACTAAGAAATGCAAAATAGTTTACTTGATCCATGTTGTCATGTACCCAACTTTCTGGAACTTTGTAAAACTTTATTTTACGACCCCTTGCCTTCATTCCTCTTTCTGAAAGGTTTGAAAACTCTGAAACAAAAGAGTTGACCTTTGTTGGTCCAACAGAATAGATTATAAAATCTTTTTCTTCTTCTTTCATTCCCGATAAAGCAACACTTATAGCACGAAGGAATAGGTTATAGTCATTAAACTCATTGGTTCCCTGTACTGCCACTATCATTTATTTTCCCATTCTTTAAGTTATCCAGGATGAATAACATCTTATCTACTTCTCTTTTTGACATCTTGGTTGTGTCTAAAGGCTTGCCAGTTTCTGGTCTAACCTTTCCATCCACTGTGTCTCCAACATAAAACATGTTATTTGACACCCAATATGCTCTTTGATCTATTATGACAACTCTAGTTGTTTGTTTCTCTTTCCAAATTTTAGATTGAGACGTAATAACCTTATCATCAAAAATGTCTTTAAAGAAAAAGTCTTTTAATATATTGTGCATATCGCTTTGGCGATATAATATTTTACTAAAAGATTTCTTTCTTTTTTTGTTCATTACTATAATTATAGAGGAAAAAACTATCAATGTCAAGCCGATAGTAAGAATAGCCTGCATTTTTTCTCCTAACTATTTAGTTATTTTTTTTTCTAATACTGTATCTTTAAACAAAACTCTGTTAAGTTTTAACTGTGCCTGCAGTAAATTAAGTTCCATGTCTGCTGCTTTTTGCTTATAAAATGTAACCAATTGTTGTACTTCTTCAATTGTTAAATCTTCCATATTTACTTCCCCCTGATACTAAATGGACTTCCTTGCCAAACTTTTTCTGTCTTGCTTTTTTCACGCTCAACGATGGCACGACTCCATGCAAACCCTGCATCTCCTCCCCATGCTTCCCACATAATTCTTCCATTAGAAGGAAACTCTGGACCATCGTAAAAACCCTTACCTTTTTTATCTACTTCATGACGTGAAAAGAAAGAGTACATTCTCTTAACAGTATCAAGAGACATAGATGCACCGCTAACAATATCTGTTGCTCTGCCCCAACCTACTGGAGTTCCAGCCCCTGTTGCCTTGCCATCTTCTTTCCACTTCAAAGCACGTCTTGCAGCAGCCTTCATGCCTGCATTAGGTGAGTATGTATCTGCCATTACTTAGCCTTCTTTGGATGCTTCACTTCATATGGACCAAGAATAGATTTAACTGTACCGTTTTTATTCATGCGTACAATCTTTCCGTCCTTAATTTGTGTTGCATTAAATGATTGTGCTTTTTTCTTTGGCATTATTTTAAAAATCCATTCCAAAAATTATCTGACCCTAATTCTTTTTCAGACTTATATGTTCCACCACGACGCTTATATTCTTGAACAACCCAAGAATTTGCAACTGCAGAAGGATATACATCAAACTTATCTTTTGCTGCTTGAACAACTCTTGCATATAGTTTAGGATTTGAAGGTGTTGATCCACCACGACGTGGTTGAATCATTTCACCATAGTTAGGCTTTTTTGCTTTTTCCATTTCATCTTCCACTTCTTCTGACTTTCCAATTGATGAATCATACATTGCCATAGCAACCTCTGAATCCATATTGTGATTGTTTATGTCTGCAACAGTTGCATCCTTGTACATCATCCCAATACTATAGGCTGTTGGTTCCCACTTGCCATCTTCTTCTTTATAAATTCTAACAGACATTGCTGGGTTTTCTGGTGGCATTGACTCAAGGGCATACTCTGATCCAGGGGTACCTAGTGTTCCACCCTCAACCATAATGTGCTCTACAACGCCATGCACAACACCCTCAGATGTCATACCCATAACAAAGTCGCCTTCTTTTATCATATACCGATTATATCAGACTTTAGTTCTTTAGTAGTCTTTTGACTTCTTCTAATGCCCAGATTTCTGGCTTAGTAAGTTTAGAAACCTCAACCTTATCAAGACCTTTTTCAGATATAGTAACTATAGGATCTGGCAATAAAAAATCAATGTTTAGGTATCCCTTTTCCCATAAATTTAAGAGGTCTTTATTTACCACCTTAAGATGGTCCTCATACATACCTGGCATGACTTCTTGAAGTTTTGGGGTTACGGCATATAAAAATTCTCCAGTTTCAGCATCTAATCCAGCAACCTCTAAAGCACCTTGAAGTATTAGATTATTGATTAGATCATCTTCAGGACTGCTCATACCTAATCAACTCTTCTAATTGCTGTCTTGTTTGTGCACCAGTTACACGATGAATCTCAGAGTTATCTTTCATTAAAACAAAGGTAGGTACAGATTTAATTCCAAAGTCTTGAGTCATTTCAATTTCTGAATCAACATCAATGATAAAGAATTTAGCCATGATTTGCTCACGGTTTAACTCTTCAACAATTGGTCTTGTTTTTTTACAAGGATTACACCAATCAGCAGTAAAATAAAGAATCATTTTCATTTATCTTGCTCTAATCTTCCATGTCATAGTCTTTGGCCCTTGATTGATCATCTCAAACATATTATACTCAAACTCATTTTTAAGTTCCATATATAGTTCTGGATGAACTTCTTCTAGTTTATCTGTAATTGAATAAGTCATTTCTCCGTTAGCATCAATACCAGACATCTCAATAGCCCCTTGGACTATTAGATGCTCTAATAAAGCCTGACTTTTTGGATTCATTACTTACCTGATTTTAGTCTAGCCTTTTTAAGTGCTGTAAAGTCCTTAACCTTGGTATCTCCAAGGTATCCCCATGCATAACCATCATTAATCATCATATCGTTAAGAGATACTGTGTCTCCATTAATATATACCCAGCCTAAAATGCGACCATACTTTTCAGATGAGTCCATCTTCTCAGTCTTGATTACAACAGACTTGGCATCCTTCAAACTCTTCTTCAGGTATTCCTTAGCCTCTAGACCAAGAGCCTTCTCAGCAAGATCCTTTGTGCGAGACTCAGGGGTATCAATACCAGCCAGTCTTACACGAGATGCAAATAGGATATCAAACCCTAAATCAATAAGAACATCAATGGTGTCTCCATCTACAACATTCTCTACTTTTCTTACATAATATTCATACATTATTTATACCGCCAATTTTTCTCGTTCGTCAATTACAGTTAATGCAAAAGACATCATCTTTTTATATCCTTGCGGATCATTCATAATCTTATTATAGTGGTGTCCACAAAACATTAAATCTCCAGATATTCCAGTTACTTTAACAAGTGCTTCTGATGGACAAGAATCACAACGATCTGTTGCTTTTAATAGCCATTCTTTTTGAACAACTTCTTCTGTCATTGTCATGTTCATAGTATACCGCTACTTTCTGTTATCAGTGGAATAAAATCCACTACCGTTGAATACTGCTGTTACATTAGAGTATACACGTTCCAGTGGTAGAGTGCAAGTTTCACACTCATACCCTGGATCGGTATCTTTAATAGATCTTTGTTTGATTACAACTTCAGAACATTGTCCTGTACATTTGTATTCATAAACTGGCAATTACTTAACCTGACTTCCTTTTCCACCACTAGAAGACTTGCCTGTTGCAGACTTCTTAGCAGCATCTGGAGATGTTGCCTTTACTGGAGTTGCTGCTAGTTTATTTAGTAGTGGTGCATTTTCTTCACCAGAATAAACTGGACGGCCCCAACCAACTACAGCATTAATCAACTTCTTCTTATTGTTCTTTACATAGCCACGAGTCTTCTCAACACACATTCCGCCGTTGCGCTGATCTCCCTTTGCAGTTCCTGAAGTGTTTCCTTCAATAACTTGGATAGTTCCATCTCCATTGTTTTTAATGCAAAGACCGACATGTGAAATACGATTTACACCATCATCTGGGAAGTCAAAATAAATCCAGTCTCCTGCTTGTGGATCATCATTACGTGCATCTGACCAACGGCCTTCTTTTTTAAACTGGTCTGATGCTGCTACTGTTGATGCAGATTTTGGAAACTTTGAAACTCCCGCTGACATTGCACACCAAGAAACAAATGACTGGCACCATGGTTGGAAGTTAACTTTAATCCATGCACCGTACTTTGTTTCGTTATCCTTTGGGCCTTCAATTGTGCCCACTTCTTTCTTTGCAACCTCAATGATTGCTTCTAGACTACCCTTTGCTGCCATTTTTTATCTCCTAATATTAAGGGGCAGTTTAAAGACATGCCTAGGTCTCTTATATAATTATAGCCTATATACTACTTTTTAGCAAGTTTGATTTCAATAGTCTTTGGCTTTTTATCTTCAGGAATGACACGATCTACATTAATGTGTAGCATACCATCCTTCATTTCTGCACCAGTTACTTCCATATATTCTCCAAGAGCAAATGATCGTACAAATTTACGACCAGCAATACCCTTATGAACTACTTCAGCATCTATTACCTCTACAATCTCACCCTTAATAATAAGAGTTCCATTGTCTACTGAGATGTCAATATTTTCCCTGGAAAATCCAGCAACAGCCAAAGAAATCCTATATGTATCTTCATCTAGTTTGAGAAGATCATATGGAGGATATGTCTGTGAGTTTGTTTTATGTGCGGTGTTTAAGCGGCCTAACTCTCTGTTAAAGCCAATAAAAAAAGGATCATTGAATAGATCCATAGCATGTGTTACTACCATTTTATTCCCCTTTCAAGCGAATAAGTTATGTACCCCCAATCGGCAGGTACATAATAATTATATCATATTACCTACATATTGTAAAGTTGTATTCTTTTTCCCAATCAATAATATCATTTTCATCATTAAGCAATGGCTGGCCTTTAATATTTAAACTGGTATTTAATAATATTGGTACTCCAGTTTTTAAATAAAAATTATTTAGAACTCTATAAAGTCCTGGATGTTGGTCTTTTGTAACCGTTTGAACTCTTGATGTTCCATCTTGATGTACTACAGAGGGGATCTTCTCAGGCTGTAAACACTTAACTGTGTACTGCATGTAAGGGCTTTCAAAGTCCATGTCAAACCATTTAGAGGCATGATCTGCCATTACTACGGGAGCAAATGGTCTAAAGAGTTCTCTTTGTTTAATTAAATTAACTTTGTCTTTAATAAGTGGATCTCTTGGGTCAGCAAGGATACTTCTATTTCCTAATGCTCTTGGACCATACTCTGCTCTACCTGTTGCTACTGCTACGATTCCATCTTTTAATATACCGTCCACAATTTGCTGAACAGGATACTCTCCTCCAAGATCATAACCAAGATAAGGAGTCTTCCAGTCAAGATGTTTCCCGTATAGTGCTGCTGCTGCGCCTAAAGAACTACCAGCATCTCCAGGGTTAGGCATGATCCAAATCATATCAAAAATATTCCATAGGAGTGTATTTGCTGAAGAATTAAGAGCACACCCACCCATGAACACCAAGTTATGTTTTCCAGTCATTCTTTTTGCCATACGCATAAACTGATTTAATCTTTGCTCATAGACTACTTGTACTGCTGCTGCAATATCAAACCTATCTTGCTCAGTAATTACCATTCCCCAGTCATTAATTCCTTTATGAAAGTTATACTTTTGCTGATCATACTCTGGGAAATACTCATCTACTTCTTTGTAATACCTTTTCCAGTCTCCGTATGCAGCCATGCCCATCATAATATATTCTTCTTGGTTTGGCATAAGACCAATTAATTGTGTAAATGCAGAGTAGAACAATCCAAAACTGACTGGATAATTTTGCTTGTACTTAAGTTTAATCTTGTCGCCCTCACCAACCCAAATTGTTGAGGTATTAAATTCACCAATTGCATCCAAAACAACAATACAAGCATCATTAAATTTGCTTGTATAGTATCCTGCCGATGCATGAGAGTAGTGGTGCTTAAAATAATGGACTGGAACATCTATTGGGAAGTTTGGTTTCCAGTCACTGGCTCCACCATGAATCATAATTCTAGATTTTTTAAGCAATGGCTTTTCATAATATGCAATCAAGTCTGGAGTTCCATAGTTTAATGCATCTAGAATAATATCTTTGTTGTTGTACCAGTCGTTTTTCTTTTTGCTATACCTTTCAGCATGACCTGCAAAAAGTATCTCTCCATCTTTAATTAAAGATACAGAAGCATCGTGTGAGGTTTCATTAATTCCTAAGATTATCATAATTGATTCAAATATTTTTCATATATAAAATCTGCCCAAAACTCATGGTATGCAATTCCCATATGTTCGCCATCCATTGCATCTAATACATTTAACATATTTGGATTTTTTTCTGAAAAATTTTTAACAAATTCTGTTAAATCTTCTAAACTAAAATCATAAAAAGTATTAAAGGATTTTATTTTACTTTCTTCAAAATCAGTTGTTGTTTTGTCTTCTACAGTAAACCAAGAAAATGTAATAAGTTTTATGTTATTTACATTACAATACTGATAAAGCATTAAATAATATTGATAAGATAATAAATTAATTATATTTTGAGATTGTTTATTATAAAGTCCATCTACTATATTTTTATTATCCAAGTCATAAACATAAAATCTTGAAAGATCTGGTATACAAACAAAAATAGTGTTTGGATTTCCATATGTATAAAAATATTTAAAAAGATCTGATATTTGATTTAAAATTGAATTTCCCCAAACTCCAATATTAAAATATCCCGATGTTTTTTCTATTTTAGAAATTTTATTATAAACTTTTTTAGCCCAAGTATCATTTAATTCTAATCCAGAACCAAAAGTAACTGAACATCCACTAAAAAGAACATGAGTTCCTTCATGTTTATCAATAAAATTGTCACACCTATATCCATTTTTATTAATTTCGTTTTTTAAATTTTTAGAGTTATTATTTTTAAAAGATTCTGACAAATATTCATAATTGTTAATTTTTGAAATTGGACATGTACTATATAAATCTACTTTATTGTATGGAGAATTTGCAAAATATACATAAGGCTTTAAAGACAAAGCATGTTTATTAAAAGGAATTGGATACATTAATAAATATCCTTTAATTTTTTTATTTTTTTTCTTTTTCTAATAAAATTTATAATTTTTTTAATCATAAAACTATTATACCATTGCTGGTCTGGCAGGTATCGATCCTGCGACATCCGAATTAACAGTTCGGCACTCTCCCATCTGAGTTACAGACCAAAACCACTTAACCTATTTTCATATAGTTGTTGGAATTAAAAGCCAACCATTAAGTAGTCTAAATAATGTAGTTAAATATCTTTTAAGCATTGGCTTATTACTAATAGATAACTCAACTTCTTCAATGGTTTTAGGAGCATCAAAAGATGCTGTTTCTGTTTCCTCTACAAATTCTGTAACTTTTAGTCCATTTGGTTGGACATGAGTAGTTATTTCACTATTTGATTTTTCATTAACAGATATTGTTGCAGGACCCGTAAAAGTAGTAACAGTAGTGTTTTCAGTAACAGTTGTGTTTTCAGTACCAGTAGTGTTGTCAGTAACAGTAGTGCTTACAGTAACAGTAGTGCTGGCTACTGGCTCGGCGATTACAGTAACAGTAGTGTTTTCAGTAACAGTAGTGTTTTCAGTAACAGTTGTGTTGTCAGTAATAGTAGTGCTGACAGTATTAGTAGTGCTGACAGTATTAGTAGTGCTGGCCACTGGCTCTGTGCCTACAATATTAACTAAAACTGTTGCTACCTGTTGACCAGTCGTTTCAATACTTGTTCTATTAAAGGAACCAGCAGGTGGTTCAGATGGTTGTGGGCTAGAACTAGTATATGTTCCACTGTTATTTTTATTCCAACCTAACTGAACATCTGAAGAAACTACATCTCCTTTTGCGTCACTTGCAAAAACTGTTGTACTTGTCTGAGCAACTTTGTTGTCAACAATTTCAGTTACTGTTTTAATTATTGAAGCATCTACAAAAGTACCATTTTCATATTTTTTTTGTTTTACATCTTCCCAGGTTACGCCTGCTGGAAGCAAAATAGAATTTCCTACTTCTCTTGTACTTTCAACATATGCAAAAACAACGCCATCTTTTAATTGTACATATCTATAGATAGTTGGTTCTTCTGCATGAGAGTATGTTGCAGATAAAAAAAGGAATGCAATTACAATTGATAATACTTTATTTATTTTCTTCATTTTTCTCCTTTATATAAAGACTGTAATCACTTTACAGTCCTAACTTTTATGTAATCTCTATCAATTAAAACTACTTTTACTGAAAGACCAGACATAATACTATTGTTGATCTGTATACCTAGATGAGCGTTGTCAGGCTTAACTTTAATGTTATTAAAACTAACTGCCCCCCAAATATAATTATACACGCATGGGGGATCTTTGTCAACCAAATCAACAACATTGTTGTTAGAATCAACATTTATCTGACCTACGCTGCCCAAAAGACTACTAGTATATTTAAATGCAGATAAAACTATATTTGAATCATAGGATAACATTTATTTATAAAAATTAACTTTTAAACTTTAATAAAGATATCTGTCATTTTTATTAAATGCTTATTACTTTTCCCATTCCTGATCTCTTCTTATATCAATATTCCATTGTGTATTTACCCATTTTTTTTGTCTTTGTTTGTTTGCAAAATATTCTTCATTTTTTTCTTCTGTATAGGTATTTTTTTTAATAAATAAATTATCACTTTTTACTGTAGTTCCATCATCTGTTCCATCTATTTGAAAAGCATTAAACTTGATTCTATATTTTAGTCCTTTGCTATAAATTCTTTCACGATAATCCCTATACTCTACGTAAATTGGATAATAATTTTCATCAAAAAGACCAACGTCTCTAACTAAGTTTTCCCCCAAAGAAAATGCAGATGTATACTGATTGCTTAAACATAAAAAATTTTTTCCACTTTCTTGTACCATTTTTTCAATAGATCCTTGAATCCAAACTATATCTGCAGAAGCAAACGACCAATATGGCAAATGTGGATACAGTTTTACCGTTAAGTTCCAAGATCCAGCACATCCAAGGTTTGATGGCAAGTTTAAAACCCTAAAGTTAAAACTTTTATTTTTTGGAATATATTCTTCTTTTCCATTATTAATAATTAAAATTTCGTCAATTGGATAATCTATAGAATTAATCATTCTTTCTAAAAGGTCATATCGATTTAACACTGGGATAGACAGAAGTGGTAAACTCATTAGTCTCCCCATGTTGCATATCTACATTTAGTACAAAAACCATTAAAAGAATCTTTAATCATTTTTTTTCTTTCACGACTATTCCAAATTGAATCTATCTGAATTCTAGTAATCATACTATTCCTTTATTTTAATTACTACTTGGCAAGGGTCTCCGCCCTCTTCCCATTCTTTTTGTTCTTCTTCATTCATATAGGGATCACCCTCATGAGTATTACAGAACGGTTCAGTTACCCATCCCCGTTCAATTCCGTTTTCAAGCCAAATCTCAAACTCTCTATAGTCGGA